TGGTTCGAGATCGTTCAGACTCCGAATTTGAAACAGAAAACGCGAAGCAGCCGCCACATTGACCCGCGATGGAGATACCGACGGGGCTTGCTTATAAAAAAGTCGTAGCGGCATGTCTTTGCGTCCGGGCGTACTGTTGTTTACCTTGGGAACACGTCCTGCAGGTATCCGCAACGCCTTGGATAGCCAGTGTCATACCGCTGCTTCGGGTTAACGTACTCATCCGCTGTATCAAGCCCAGACTTTGGTCCCATGCCCCCATCACCCGCGAGGGATAGCAGAATTCGATTCACCCCCGGAATTGTACGCTTCGGAACAAATATACAAAATTTTTATGAAAATAGAAATCGACAAACTCCTCGAGAAGCGTATGGAGGAGATCCTGCAGGGAACGGCTGAAATCGTCGCTGAAACATCCGTCGGATATTTCCAGGACACGTTCCGGCACAAGGCCTTTGACGGGAATCCGTGGGCACCACCCCGGGTCCCCAAACAATCGGGGTCACTGCTCGTGCAGTCCGGAGCTTTGCTCAACAGCATCCGGCCTGTCGTGGTCACGCCCGGGCGGATCGTCATCGCGGCCGGAAACGAGAAAGTGGACTATGCCCGGGTACACAACGAAGGATTCAAAGGTGCGGTTGCGGTTCCGGCCCATATCCGGCACACGCGCCGGGGTGATCAGAGCGTTCGGCAGCACACCCGAAGGGTGAACATTCCCCGGCGACAGTTTATCGGCGACGCCCGGGAACTCGAAACCGAGCTGCAAAAAAGAATCGAGACTTATGTGGAATCCGTATTAAACAACTGATTATGGAAAAAGAACTCTTCATCGCCCTGTGCGATCAGCTGAAAAACAAAGTCCCCGAATTGCGATGGATCGATTCGGATCAGGGACAACTCAATGTTTCGGAACGGCCTCCGGTGGCCTTCCCCTGCTGCCTGGTCGAGATGAGCTACCCGCAATGCACGACCCACATGGCCGGAAAACAACGCGTGCGTGTGAGATTTCAACTGCAAGTGGCATTCAACGTCTGGGGTACGGCAAACGCATCCGCACCGCAAGAGAGTCGTGAAAAAGCGCTTCAACAGTACGACACCCTGCAGAATATACACAAGGCGCTTCAATGGTGGTCTTTCGGACGCAAGATCAATCCGACATCCCGGGTGTCGGTCTTAACGGAGAATAGGTCGAACGGATTGAAAATATTCCGGATGATCTACGAATCGGAGTTTATGGATTAACCCCAGTCGAACCCGGGAAACATCCGACGCAACTGGCGTTTGGTCGTACGTTGACGGATCAGCTTGTTGTAGAACTCGTCCTCGGCGACCAGGGCGTTGCTGATCGTACGGTCCTCGACGAAAAATTCATTGTCGGCAAGGATCTTCAGCACATCGTCGAAACGTCGCCGCTCCAACTCTGTCCAGTAGTAATAACGGGCCGTCAGGAGGCGGTTGCGCTTGGCGATTCGGTCTGCACGCGACGTGATGTTTCCATCTCCCGAACGGGGCAGAGAACGTGTACGCCGCCGGTTCCCGGCTTTCTCAATGGTCGGGCAGTGGAAAAGAATGAGTTGATTGTCTGACGTGTTACCCATATTGCAAAGATACGAAATTTTGCACTGGAGGAAACAAAAACGCTGCCGATTTTCGATTCTTGGCAGCGTTTTTATGTTATCAAACAATCCCCACATTCAGTAGAAAATCAATGCGAAGACGGTTGAAATATGTGAGTTTTATGTCGAATTTACGATATTCCGGATCTTGTGCCTCCAAATATTGTCGGAGTTCCTCCTGACAGGCTTTGCGCATCGCATTGACCGAGAGGTTACCTCTTGGTCGATAAAGGCCTTCGAGATAGCATTTGCGATAGCCGGGCCTTTGCAAAATAAAACGCACTCTATACATATTTACATCGAATCTCTTGACAGGAATAAGAATTATCGCATATAAAAACGGGATAATTATGGTATCAACTGAATGATATTTGCTCCATTCTGGAGTTTTTCAATGGCTTCAGGCATCTGTTTTCCGATCGCCTTGAATCTGGCTCGGCACGCATTTTTGATCGGTCCTATGGATTCGGATGGACCGTGTTGGACGACATGTAATCGCACCTTTTCGACAAAATCTTCAATTATCAATTTCTCGGCGCGATCCATATCTCCAGTTAAAACACAAGCCCGAAGTTGCCAATCAACATGTGGAGAATCATTGCCTTGTGCAATCTTCTTTACATTGTTGGTCATAGCCCATAATTTGAAAAACAGAATAATTTGGAGGAGTCCAAAAATAAAAAACAGAATTCCAAGAATTACGAAATAAAGATCCATAAAATTATATTTTTAGTTAAATACATACAAAGCTACAAAATTTGTTACTTTTCGGCAATGTTCCCGGCGGCGGAATCGAACCGCCGCAGACAACCGTTCGGGACTACTCCATGGCCGCCAACGAGAGCGGCAATGTCTGTTTCACGCCCTTGTCGTCCTTGTAGGAGACGGAAATGAACTGACAGGTATCGACGGGCCGGTAGGCGTTCTGGATGATGTCGGTGGCCTCAATTAGTTGCGGGTAGCCTGATTTGCGGGCGATTTCGCGCAGTTGCAGTACGCGGCTGGCCTTCAGATTTCCCTTGCGATCCTTCGCCAGCAGATTCATGACCATCTCGGTCAAAGCCGCCGAATCCTCGTCTTTGGCCAGCGATTTGATGAACGTTTTGACCTTATCGACCCCGACATTCACCGTATCGTCCCAGCCGTCGTTGGTGCGATAACCGAGCGCCACCGTGATCTTGCCATCGGAGGTCGTGAATTGATTGCTGTGTCGGTCCGATTTGGTTCGGAACAACTCATCCTTGAGCGCGATCAGCGTTTCGGCATCGCCGAAAACCTCCTCTTTCAGCCGGCGCATCTCCTCGCTCAACGCCTGCAACCGGCTAAACTTGTTGCGGCAGAACTCATCCACCGACGACTTGTATGCGGCAATACTCTCTTCGCGTTTCTGTTTCTCGGCACGCTCCTCGGCCTCAAGCTGCGCCTTCAGTTCGGCGCGTTGTGCTGCTGTCATTTTCGTAATATCCATACAATTTATAATTGCATTATCTTCTCTTTCCTTTTAACTCCGCAACGCGGAGGAGGATGTGACTTCTCATCGCTTCATTGACAAATTTTAATGCTCCGAAATAGCCCTTACACTCGGCAAGCATTAAAATCATATCATCCGGAAACTCTTTGCGTGCTTCCCGTCGCAGTCGTTTCAGTAGGCGTGTTTTCATAGATATTCTTGGTTAGTTACTTGGTTAGTTACTTGGTTAGTTAAAATGCACAAAGCATCTTACTCGTTTTCGAGAATCGGCCGCCAGCCGATGACCATATCGTCATCTAAAGATCCATTGTTCTCGTGCCAATGATGATTCCGGCCCCCATTTGCTTTGTAAAAGGCAATGCAGTATTCACGGCATAATGTTGTTTTAACTAAAACATCTCGATTATCATTTGGCAGCTCCACCTTCGGGTCACGCCAGCGGGTCAATTCATCGCGCTCGGATTGTGCGCCGGCGGAAAAGCCATCCATAAAGCATGTTGAGTACAATTCTCCCTCTCTGTATTCATAGTCAGACCATGCAGCATTTGCCCTCTCTTCAATTGGTTTCATAATTATTTCGATATTTTGCGAGAATCCTGCTGTTTCACCACTTCGTATTCGTTTATCGTTTCAAAAATCCGCAATGCCACCTGCGGGACTATGGCGTTTCCGCAGGCTTTGACGGCTTCCCGGCGCCACCGAGGAAAGGCGATCCCAGCCAATTCCCCGGGAAACCCATCATCTCCGCCACATACAGGGGGTTGAGTCGGGAACCCGTTCCAGTCCGGTATTCGTCGCTTTGCATCGCTGTTTTGGGTAGTCCGTTGCGTATGCCCTGACTGGCAGGAAGCGTTACATTCTTCGCATCGTTGGCGGTCGGAGTAGGCAACAATCCCATTTTCGACGCCATTGCCAGCGTCGGACGTTCCGACGCATTCGGGGAGAGGCTTTTGTTCATTCGGCCGCTTCCTGCGTCTATCGCCGTCGGGGTGGGCAACAGGCTCAACGGCATAAAAACCATCTTCCCGTTCACGCATCGCTTCAGCCCCTGCGTCTGTACGGTGGGCAACAAACCAACATCTGTCCCGACGGTGGGGAGCGCCGACACCGCAAGCCGGAATAATGTACGGCTGCACCTCGTATCCTGCCGCCTCCAGGTCAGCGCACACCTGTTCGAAGACCAACCCTTCCGACCAATTAACGATTCCGTAAACGTTCTCGCCCACGACCCAGCGGGGTCGAACAGTCCGAATAACGTCGAGCATCGCGGGCCACAGGTAGCGATCGTCTTCTGTGCCTCGCCACTTTCCTGCGAGCGAGAACGGCTGGCACGGGAATCCACCGGTAAGCACGTCGATACGGTCTTTCCAAATGGTAAAATCTGCTGTTCGTATGTCTTCGTATTGCTTTGCATTGGGAAAGTGGTATTTGAGTATGGTTCGGCAAAAAGGATCGATCTCGCAGTTGAAAGCGTTCGTCCAGCCAGCCCACTCGGCGGCGAGGTCGAACCCTCCGATCCCACTGAATAGTGATGCGTGGGTCATAAGAGATCATCGGTTATCCCCGTTTCCGTCGATCACGCCGCGCTCGCGGCGGCTGGCGAGTTTGTCGAGGTTCTGCTGCATGACCTCTTCGAGCGTGAAGCCGAAGCAATCGGCAATGCCCGCGATAAACCACGCACAATCCCCGACCTCTTTCATCAGCTCGGATTTGTAACCCTCCACCTCTTGCAGATCACCCGTATTGAAGACCAAATGATCCATATCCAGCCGGCACACTCCCTTTCGGCGCCATTTGGCGATCTTGTCGGCGATTTCGCCAATCTCGGCCATCAGACCGAAAAGCATATAGGTCGCATTCTCGCAACTCGGCAGCCGCGTACTCATCGCGCGTGTCTGATATTCGTTCGCTCGCATAGTTATTTCTAGTTTTTTTGGTTAAACTTCCTCTCGACCAGATCGCATAAATCCAAGTACATCGCATCGGCATTCTCCGCCTTCACTCTCTCCCGGAACCCCGCTATATCCGACAGCCAGCAGCCGCAACGGACATAAATGCCGTCTTGCAGGTTGAAAAAGTAAACCTTG